GCTTGGGAACAGTGAACATCACGTTGCCCGGGACCACGACGATATCGATCGGGGACCCATCTCCAAACCATCCAGGCATTTCGGAGTACAGTGAAGTGTCTTCTAAAGGACCGTCAATAGACGGCCGATAGAGACCACTGCCCTCAAAAAGCTCGAGACAGCGAGGAGTGACATGCGCTTTTCCGAGGTACTTACCAGCTGGGTAGCTGTGAGTACGTGGTCGACTGGTCGACGCACCACCCGAAAATGTCCCTATCAGGGCATCGACAGGTGCTGTTACACCAATGATATCAGAAATGATATCACGAGCGAAGGACATAAAGCTCTCAAATGACACCCTCGGCATAATTTGAAAATCCGAGGGGGTTAGAAATAATCTGTCATTAGTAGCTTCATTATCTCGCTCGACCGCTAACCATTTGGTAATGGCTCGCAGTTTCCGCGTTTCCGCGGGATCGGTGTCCGAACTTACGTACTTTGAGAAAACCTCAGTCTTGAGATAGTCCCCCTTCGGGAACGACCTCAATCCTTGAATTTTCTCTCGGAACTGCTCGGTTAACTCCTCGGGCATCTTCGTATTGACGCATTGTTGCGTGGAACGACGGTGCTTGGCCATTTGGTACTCCAATAATGGCATTCTCTCGGGTCATCCCGATAGAGAATATGAACGCGAGGAACATCACGACGATGAAAAGCCCTACAAGGCCGACCATCGCGAGACGTTCTCCGCCAGGGTTACTGAACACTAAGTGCTCAGTAGAAGCCGGAAAGGTCGGTAGCGCTGAGGGTGAAGATGTTGGCCGAGCCAAAAAGCGAGGACAACATATTCAGAACCTTAACGCGTTCCGCCGTTTCCGACGTCTGATCGAAGGAAAGCTGAATGTCGGCATAAGCCGTACGAACAACAGTCTTCCGGGTCACCCCGCCGACCACGGCATCCTGAACGACGGGCAGAGCCAGCTTAAGGGAAACTTTACGCTTCCCAGAGGCAGTCACTGGCGTCGAAATCGTGATGCGTGGGTTCCCAATGGGAACACCGGTGTTCACCTCGAGGGCCGCAACACCCTGATTGATATTAACAGGGTTGAAGGTGCGGTCAGCCGTCCCGTCCGTGAGGACAAGGGGAGTCAGATTGGGCATGTTTGCTCTTTCTATAAGGCCAGGGAAATCCTGAACCTTGCTAACGAGGAGGTGAATTCCTCCTCGAATCGAGGTTAGAGGAATGCAACTAAAACAATTGCCGAATCAAGGCAAGTGCATTAGCGACATGGGCTGACGACCAAGGATGCGCATTTCCATACAACTCAGGGAGATGAAAGGAAGTGTGCACAATCCTACGGAACGTCGAGGTCCTGGTTTTATGCAGACCAGGAGAGAGAACTTCTGTATATCCCGAATGACCAATAAAGTCACTCGGATTTACCGCGCGATGACGAGAGATTACATCTTCCGTCTTCACAGTGGTATAACCAGAAGCAAACTCGAGACCCGCAGTTGCGGTGATTGCCGAGAGTACGTTGCCAACTGGAACAAACCAGTCAACGACGAAGCTGAAGGGAACAAGTTCCCAAGCAATACTCACGGGATTCAGCAACCCAGCAGAATCGATTTTATCGATAACTGCAGAGGTAACCTTATAGCGATAAGTAGTTCGAGCACTAACAGAGGATGTTTTAAGACATTCCATGAAAGTGCCAAAATTAGCATTCTCGCGATAAGACTTCGAAGCTGAATCAGAAGCAGTCGACGAGCTACGGAAAATCATTTCCTTAGCACGAAAGCCACGCTGGATCTGCTGAATACCATCATAGACAGAACCCATTAAGGGCTTCCATCCATATTGGTACTCCAGCCAACGATTGGCTAAAGACTTCCCAGAGATAATATCTTTGGGACTCATACCCAGAATACCTGGGATGGCTCCAAAGTTCCCTCGCTTCGCTGCGAGGAGACCTTGAGCCAAAGATGAGGCAGCATCTGCAACCATCTCGACCGTTTTCTTACCTTCAGCCATGTCCGCGCCCATTTGAGCACGACCATTTCGAAGAGCATTGAGCGCCCCGGTGTAAGATTTACTTACAATGTCATCAAAACCTTTGAGGACATCCGGAGAAGATGGAGGAAGATTCTGTCCGGCATCGACGACCATATAATGGAAGTCAGAGTAAGGACGAGTCTCCACCACACGAATGTGAGCTGGTTCACAGCCCACAAGCGCATCACTGCCGGTATAATACAGCTTGTCAAGCGGATGCTTAGACGAGCCGCCCCTCTCAGGACCAGATTTGAAAGAATTCAAATCAGGAATTACCTTAGAGGACTCACTACGGTAGGGACCACCCATGTAATCGGAACCCAAAGAGTTCTCGATCACTGAGCGGTATGTCGAGTGATAACCGTTAGGAAAGGCCAAAAGAGCCTCCTGCATCCTGACTTTGGAATTTAACCATTGTCAACTGCGTACCAGTCTTACAGACAGGTTTGCAGCTTGTGTAACTTACGTTCACACAAGGAAAAGTCCGGCAATGCCGAACTGGCTTAGTGAAGAGACCATCAAAGGATCCTAAGATCCACAAGATGGCGATC